AATAGTGTTTGTAAATCTAATTGGATATTTTCAGCAGTTATACTTTCATATTCTCTTAATGCATCAGGATGCACTTCTAATTCGCCAGTAGTATTTTGCACAAATTTTAGTTTAACTAACATTTTACTTACTACTCTTTCTATTACATCTTCAAATAATTTTTCAAAAGATGTTAAGAATGCTTCACCATGATAATAAAAGAATTCTTCTACATGATTTTCTTGTAAAGTCAATAAATTATTCATTGACTTAAATTGTTCTTGATTATTGGCTGTCATCTGTTTTGCTAATGCGTTGTTACTTGTTCCCCACATAATTATTCCTCCACTTCTATTATTTTAGTGCCATCTTGTAATAGAGTTTTAACTCTATCATTTAATGCATTTGATTCTATAATCAATCTAAATAGTTCTTCTTCTCTAGATTCTGATAATCCCGCAGGAGGCCTAATTGTCCAGCCTAAAGAGGATAAACTACTTATATCACCTTCTTTAAGAGAAGTTAATGGGCCTGTTGCTAATGGATTTAAACTTTTAGCAGATGGAATATACGCACTAAAAGATAAGCCGTGTTCTTCTGCTAACATTTGTTGTTCTAACATTTCATATTGTCTATGAAGGTGGGCGTGTTTTTCACAATAAGTTCCTCTCATTGGATAGCCTTTTCTAACCTTATGTAATGGAATTGGTGGCCTCATTGGGTCGCCCCCATCCCATATCTTCTGTGAGCCACAAACCACACATCTATCTTTTATATTAAATGCAAATTTATATGGAAATTTTAGAAATGTTTTCTTTTCTGGCATTAAAACCTTAATTATTTCTTTAAGTTGTTTTCTTGGTTTTAATGATTTAAATTCATATTTCATCACACTACCAGCGGCTCTGGCCATTTGTTTTGGTGGTAAAAAGGCACTTGGTTCTACATAAGCATTAGAAGCACCAATTAAACTAGGGGGTTGAAAGTTCATACTCATTCTTCATCACTCCAAATTTCCCATACTCCACCTGATGAGTTTTCAAATTCAAAATATTTCCACATTTTAACACCTAATAATCTTTAATCATGGTTAATATTCCTCTATATACCATTTCTGAATCTGATTTTGCACTTACTATATATTTGAAACACGGTATTCCTGCATCATTTAATTTAGACATTCCACTTTTAAAAGGCTCAAATATTGGGTGTTCTTTTATTTCTCCATTATGATTATATCTATCTTTCCATATATCATATTTATTTGCCCACACTCCTACTGCTAATGGATAATCATGTGTTTTCTTTTTATTCTTTTTATTATTTTTATCCCAATAAGGAGAAACTATTGTATCTACTAAAAATGTCCAGCATAATTGTTGCTCAATATCATAATGCTTATTCATGTGCCTATCATCAATCATAAAGATAACATATTTTACTTTTCTATCATGCATATCTTTGAGCCATTCAGTCCAATAAATTGTTTCTCCGCCAACATCTGCTGTTTTTATTGTTCTAGCATCTCCATCTAATTTAATTGATTTTCTAGTTGCTCTTTCCTTTCCAATTGTTCTATTTGTTATATCAGGAACTTCTCCTCTTGTTCTTAATTGATGGTGTAATGTTGTTTTTCCCACCTGTGTTGCGCCATATACTCCAAAAGGAATTGAATGAACTCTATTCCAAAGCCTCCCTAAACTTTCTGCTACTACAACAATAAAGCCAGCCATTAGTGACATGATATACCTCCATTATATTCACCACAAATGTGACCAGAAATTAACCAATCCTCCCCAAATAGAACCATATATGTTTACCCCGTAAAAAGGTAAAGCATGGCCTAAAAGGAAACTAGCAATAGATGCTACAGTTCCCCAAATAAAGAACCTAGCGCGAAGAAACCATACATCAGCAGAATGAGCGCGTTGTAGGTCATATGCTAATGTTGATTCATCAAATCCCATTAGTATTTCTGATACCATATACCTCACTCATTCATTGTTAAAAATGTTGGGCTAATCGTATTCTCATTCTCATAATTAGCACCATAATTAGCGGGGGGAGGGGGAGTTGGAAGGCCAAAAGTAGGATTATACTGTTGCTCGTATTGGCGCATAGTATCTCTAACTCTCTTTCTATTTTCCTCTTCTCTTTGTTTCCTTGCCCAATATTGGTCTATTTTTCTTTGAAGCAATGCATCTTCAATTCTATCGAATAGAGCCAAATCAAATACTGCCTTCAAAATCATTATCCCACCTATGGTTAGGATGCCGAATAATAAGGCATGGCTATATCCCGCATATGGAAACAAAAATCCATATTGAGTATAGAAGTATATATTTACTCCACTAACTGCGCCCACAAATAAAATCGTCATTACTAATCTTGTATCATCTTCTAAACTTGGCATTTAATCACCTATGCAAAATTAACAGACACAGAACCAGAACCCGTTGAAAATTCAACATATAGCCCTTGCGCTAAGATTGCCCCATGAAAGTCATACTCAATAGATTGAGCAGTTCCACCCGCATGAAGATTTAAACGGGCTACTTCTTTCTTGCTTGTTGTCGTGCTGTTTGCGCTATCCCATATTTTAACAGTAAATAACGCGTTCGTGGTTGATGTAGCATAAATGCTAATTAACTTGGTTCTATCTGTTGATACCACTTTTGAGGCAGATATTACCCCGCTTGTGCTACATGATGGACTTCCCATTTACAACCCTCATCTCGTCAAAGTGGATTTGCCTTATCAACCTTATGCTGAATCAGAAGATTCAACAGAGGGTTTGGCCTCCACCTTCGGTTTTAATTCCTTTTTAGGGGTTTCTTTAACCGTTTTTTTCTCAGCCTTTATTGGCTTAGTTTTCTTAGGAATAATGGTTTTCTTTGTAGGAAACATTTTTTCTGCTACATCTTTAGCAGTTCCTGTTAAATTGAATTCTCTTTGTAATAGTGCTAAGTCATAATCAGACATTGTTAATATGGTTTTCTTATCATCTTCAATAAATTTTACTATTAACCCTGCATCACCTAACATACCTGCTGCTATATTTGCAGGTATATCAACATCTGAATCATATTTAATTTCATAGACTACTCCGCCTCTTCTTAATACAAGAGGGCCGTCATGTTTTGGTTTTGTTAATTTTACTTTACTCATTTTTTTCACCTTTAAAAAAATTAGCGACCCCACCCCTCCCATTTAGAAGGGATGAGGCCGCATATTATTATGGTTTAATTTTCAGTTATCAGAGTCAAAGGTTGCCCCAAACTCTTACTCTAACAGAGCCGCCATTAGCGTCATTAGCCAAAGTAGCGTTAGTTCCGTCTAATGCTGTAAACATAAGAGCAAAAGATGTTGCGCTCTCATAAGCACCTGTAGCACCAATCTCTACTAAGGGTAATACTGCGTTAGCGTTATCAGAGCCAGTTATAGAAACAGCGTGAACTGATGATAGACCTAATGCAGAGGCAGGTATTACTGAACCTGCCGCTACAATAGATGTTACATCAATTAATGCATCCACCATGTATTCATCGCCCATGACCTTTGGGGTTGTTACACCCTTATGGTCAGCAAGCAATGTTACTGTATATGCTAAAGCCATTCTTAATCAACTCACGCACTCTTAATGTTGGTAATCTTACCCTGCCCTTTGAAGAAGGAACAGCAAGTTTCGCCCATTGTGCGATACATACCCTGATTCCCTAGTTTTCCGACACCAAATGGGTTTCCGTTGGTAATACCATCCTCAAAGTATTGAGTAGGCTTCATCACAGATAACCACAAATGGTCTGTATCTAAGAACAACATATCACTTAGAGTGTTTGTTGTGTTAGCACCAGTTGAACCCATATCCTTTGCAGGAATTAATGGGATATCAAAGTAAGTTGCTACCCTAAATCCAGCCTCAGTTCCCTTTACACCCTTTACACCATTATGGGTAGGAACAATCTCTTTCCTGTCCATAAATCGCTCTTGGCTCTGTAGTAGGTCAGCAATATGCTGAATTGTATCATAGCCTGTTAAGATGCACTTCGGGTTTCCACCATTCTGGCGGATTCTGCGAATCATGCTATTAATCATGCTTAAAGTTAGAACCCTAGCATCAGAAGCAGCATATCCATCACCGAAATCAACCTCAGCATCTAAGTAAGATGCAGTTCCGGTTGCGGCGTTAGATGAGATACTTACTGTTCTTGATGTTCCAAAGATATTCACTACATCTGCAACAACTGCAGAGTTATCTCCGTTGTTAGCACCTGTGTTTAATTCGTTAGCATTATACATTGCGGCAATTTCTCCTGCTGAAGATACAATCTTTAATAGAGAAGTGTAGTTTCTCTCAATGTCTGTTGCAGTTCCATCATCATAGTTCTCAAATGGCATTACTAACATTCTGCTCTGTGTTTCTGCGTGATGCTTACCCATATCCTCACGGATAATAGCGCGTATATCGCCTACTCCGTCATCAATAGCCGCTAATTCCATTCCAAGTTCTGAGAACTCAAACAGATGAGCAACTGTCTTAGGGCTAACATAAAGTTTAGCATACTCAGGTGATAATGGCCTAAATCCATTTGCACCATCTAATGTTGCGTTTTCCTCAACTCCACCAATTTGGTCTGAGCGAGGGGTTGATAAATCTGCAGTATTTGCAGCAACCGCAGTTGTTCCTAGTCCAAAGGAAGAACCACTACCACCAGTAGGTCGGCTCTTTAGAACCCTCCAACCGCTTGAAGTGTATGGCCTCTTTGCTAAGATAGAAAGAGGATTAACCTCTTGATTTAGCATAGACCATACTTTCTGTCCGTAAAGAACATTGTATAGGTCGCCTAATCCACTAGCGGCACTAAACGGGTTTGATGCGGCATCATGGGGCGTTCCGAATCCACCAACAACACCAGAACTCTTCAATAGAGCATTACCAGCAGGGCCAGTTAATCCGTATGTTGCGGCTTCTAAGTCTTTTAATGTGTTTGTATATCCTGTCATTTAATTCATCTCCTTAAAATTTCCTCGCTAAATTGTGAATATCTCCCCATGACATATCTGATAAATCATCTATGCTTGTTGGGAAGCCTTCAGGTAGAGAAACTGTTGATTCCTCTTTTACTATTTGCGAATTTTCTGTTGTTAATGATTTGCGTAGGTCTGCGAACTGCTCCTTTAGTTCGGCTACTTCTGAACGAGCGTCATATTCATTTCGCTCTACAGTTGCCTTTCTAACTGATTGCTCTGTAGCAAACCTTTCCTCAAATTGCTTGTTCATACTATCATAAGCAATCTTTTCTAGTTGTTCTGCCTTATACTGTTCGTATGCCTTTTCGACATTCTCTGCAGTTAAGTCAAGCGTGGTGAATTCAGCCGAATCCCATTCTTTTGAAACCTTTAGTGGAGCAGGTGTTGCAGTTGGCGTTCCACCACTTACTACTTCTTCTCCGGCTTCATAATCACGGGTGCTATCTTCATCCAGTGCTTTTTCTGCTTCATCTTCGCCTAAAGACTCGTCAGATAACTCTAACTCCTCTTCGGCATCACTCTCAGTTTCCATGTATTCCATGTCTGCCTCAAGTGGCGTTTCTTCCTCCTTTTGGAGTTCATTAACCTGCTTCATTAGGTCATTCAACTCCTCAAGGGCTTTTTCCAATTTTTCTGTCATTTTCTTTTCACCTTTGTTTTTTTCTTCTTTTAATATGTCAAATTTTGCTTCGGGGTTTATTCCTTTTTCACATATTGTGACTTCGTGTAACTCTAACTCGTCAATTTCATTATATTCGCCAAAATCATCTGATTTTCTTTTGCGCTTTGAAATTGCTTGTCCTCCTATACTAAATGAGCGTAATGTGCCTTTTCTAATACTTCTTGATATTTCTTTGGCCTTTTCAATATCATCTCTTAATTTAATAACAACATAAAATCCTACATCATCAACATGAGATTTATGGACTACTCCGTTCTTATCTCTATAAGAATCTACTACTTCTCCTACTTGAACATTTGAATGATTAGACATTACATTTCTGAATTTCTTTTCTCCCATGTAATCTTTAACTGCTTTTTGTAATGCTTGTAAAGTAATTAAATCATTTTGCTTGTCTACCATTTCTATTGAAGCATATCCACCTATAATTAAATCATCTGACTTTAGTATTGTGAAGCCTTTGGTTTCTTGTTCCATTAGAACTGGTTGCTCTAACATGAACTACACTTCGACTTTCACTATATGAACTAAGCGGGGTTGCCTTCGGGCAGGGGTAAATTTTTATACCTATCTTCAGTAATATCCCATAAACCATCGTCTTCTTTTGATTCTAACATAGTTTGTTTTGTTCCTGTCCAAACAACCCAATGCTTTTTATCATTCAAAGGAACGACCCTAAGATGTAATCTAGTGTCAAATTTATCCCCTTGTATCTTAAATTCATGATAACCGTGTCTTTGAACGCCAAGAGTAATAATTCCTTTATCTAATATTTTACCTTCTCTAGCATTACCTAAAACAACTTTGGCAGGAAATTTATTAGATTTACCAAATAAGTTATAAACATCAGAAGTATCTTCAATATCTATTAACCACGCTAGTCTTTTTTCATTTACAATATAAATTAATAAAAGATTATCATCTTCAGTAGTTGTAATTGTGAATTTACCTTTTTTTGGGTTAATTTTCTCATCTTTTGCTATTGCAGATGGGTTTGCTGAAAATTTATCATTAGCGCGGTCATAAACAATATCTTCTTGTTTAATTAGCCACTTTTTCAATTTCTTAGAATCTCCATCAAACGCTGGCCCTTCAAAATGTTCAATATAATTTTCTAACACAAATTCTTGTATTGTATCAAATTCTACTTGGTCATCCCATTCAATTAATTTATTTTTAATGCCCATTCTTAATTCAGAACGCACACTTTTAAGCGCAATTTGTAAATCTTCTTTCCAAACATCTATATCATATAGTGCTTGTTTCTCCATTAAACTATCACCATTAAAACCGTAAATAGTAAATCCATCTAAATTAGATTTCATAAGAATTTCTGCTTCCCCATGTATTTCATCAGTAATATACATTTTCTTTACGCCTTTTAATTTATATTGAAATGGCTTATCTAAATCTTCCCAAATTGATTTCTTGGCTTTGTCTGATAACAACTCTAAAGTCTCTAATTTATCTGATTGAGTTACTTCAGGGATTTCAATAACCTTTGCTGAAAATAAACTAAAACCTTCTTTAGTTTTCTTTACCTCATCCACCTTAACTCTAACAATACTACCCACCTTAACAGATTGCTTAGTATTTAGTGCTTTACCTACAGAAAGATAGGCTTTATCTTTTAATTCTACAGTCTTATATGAACGGGCTTGTTCAGCAGTTAATGGGCCTATACCTAAAGTATATGAATGAAGCCCACTTTTTGTTTCTTTACTATCTAAAATAATAACATCTAAATCAACAAATTTCTTCCATTTAACCCACTTAGGGTTTTTCTTAGAACCTAACTGGTAAGTAGATTCAATGTCCTTAATTACAACTCCCTCAGAAGCAGGTAAATTCATTATTTCCTCCGCATAATCACCTACTTCTTTTATAGAATCTGCAATTCTAGTATCTTTCTTTGAAGGATATGCCAATTCTTCAGATGAATGTTGGGCATATTGATATAGCAGAATATTAATTCTTTCTCTCAAAGGTTCATCTAATAAATCCTTATCATCATGTTCCATAATATCAAATACATGAAGCCTTAATTGACCACCCTCAATGGGCTTCTTAAAAATGTGTGAAATTGTGGCGGCTCTATGAAGTGCTTTACCATTTTTAAATAGCATTAACTCCCCATCTAAAATACAATTGCCTATATGTTTCTTATCTAACCTTTCTATTTGTTCTGAACATTTATCAGAAATATCTTTTTGATTATAAGAAAGGATTTTAATTGTTTTACCGTTTTTATGAATTTGCACTCTCATGCCGTCATATTTTTCTTGAATTACATATTCACCAGAAAAACCTTTCAGTTGCTCTAGGTCTTTTAATTCAAATATCCTATACATTGGTTTATTAGGAACTAGGAAATTAATCTCTGACTTCTCAGCCTCGCTTTTCTCAGATTTTTTAATATCTATCTCAATTAACGCATTCCATTCCTTTTCATTATATTCCTCAAGAAACACCTTTTTTAGTATAGATAAAACACTCTTAAATTTGGTTTTGATGCGCTTAGTATCTTTATCTTCCCCATAGTGCTCTGAAATGTATAAGGGTATATCTTTCATCTCTAAATCTAATCCATTTGCATTTTGAGTTATTTCATCGGGCTTAAGGCCGTGTTTTTCCCATGCCGATGCGGGGATTGGTAGGGAATGTTTGCGAAGGGCATAGTGAATAAAGGCGGCGAAGACACTAGAATTACTGAGTAATACATCAATTACTTCTTCGCCTAACTGATTAGCGAATGGGTCGCCAACTTCTTTAGAATCAAACCTCATTTCTTTGACTGCATCATATAGCCTCTTGGCTTGAGTTGATTCAGGGTTTTCAGCCCCATCATCAAATAAGTTATCTTCATCAATGTATTTCTTTAATACTCTAGTAAAAGAATCTAAACCATCAAACGACTCACGAATAGACTTAACTGTTGCTCTCCATTTTTTACCGTATTTATTTGGGTCTTCTTTTGCAGATAAGTAAGAATAGCGAGTCCTCTCAAAGAAATCTAAAACACGCTTGGATAGCGCATTTTTTTCTTTTTCAAAGGAAACGCCAGATATAGCCATTAACTACACTCTCAATCAATTCTGAGCGTGACCGGATAATCCAGAAACATCTCTTAATTCAAATAATTGGTTATTAAGTCGCTTTGCTTCTGCAAAAAATCTATCTTCTGATATTAACTTATTAGTGTATTTATTTACTAATTCACTATATTCTTCATGTAACATCGCTACCGTATCTCGTAATTCATCTTCACCTGTATAATCATATTTTGCAAACGCATCAAATACAGCATTTAAAGATTTAATTATGTCATCTGCTTTACCAACATAACCATATCCTTCATCACCTGTTGGATTTTTTATCTTTTCTTCAGATGGATTTTTCTTAGGTCTTTTTAATTTAATATCTTCACCCATTGTATCTGCATCATTAGCCACAGTAGTTCCATCTTGGAACTCGGCTAATACTTCCTTCGCTTTCATTATTGCTACTTCAACTAATTTTTCTTCTTTTGTTACTTTTTCAGGCATTTCAATTCACCCCTAATTGTTCAACGATTTTATGTATGTCATCCCATTCCATCTTAGAAATAATATCACCTGTTGGGGTTGCATTATTACCCATTGCTGGTTTAGGAGTATTAACCTTAACATAACCAGATTTCATTAATAGGTTATCTTGATTATACACCGTTTCTTCTAAACTTTTTACTTTTTCTACTAACTCTTTTAAGAGCATTAACATTTCATTTTCTTCTGTCATTTTATTCACCTCAATATCGTGGGTCTATTCCCAATTCCTTATAATCTCTTTCCATCAATTTTTCTAATAAACGAAATTCTTTTGAGTTATCATCAAATGGGTTTTCATTCCAAATTTTTTCAAGTATTACTCTTCCACTATTTTGATATTTATCCTGCATATCATTTAGTTCTCTAAAATCTGCTTCTCTGCTTTCCATATATTCCTTCACTGATTTTTCTGTAGTTTGTCCTTCTTCAAATTCTGCTTGATTTAGTTCTAACCAAGTTTGAAACGAATACTCTTTCTTAATTGTTTTATCTTTTTTAACTGTTGTTTTCCAATCATTCATGTTCTTCATCTTCCTCATATTCAAAATCTTCTAACAGCATATCTTCATATTCAGATAATCCTATTCTATATGCTGTGGAATCTACTTGTTCTAAAACCCAAGATGGAGAATAGGATAAACTACCTATTTTAATTTCACCTTGTTCATCTAACGCTTCATTAAATAAATCTCTAATATCTGATTCACTATATTCCTCACGAAACGCTTTCTCTTTTTTATCTTCTTTTAATATATCTTTCCAACTCATTTCATATCACCTTTACTTTTTGGATATACAATCCCTCTTAATTGATTGTATAGAGTTTCATAATCTTTTCTTAATTCTGCGGCAGATGCTACAATATCTAAATTAGTTTCTTCAAAACCTTTCATCTTTTTAGATAATTTTTCATCTGACTTAATCAAATCTAACTTTTGCATTTCATCTATTAAATTAGATAGTTTAGTTAAATCTTGTCCAAAGTATTCAGTTGGTTGAGCAGACTGTAATACTTTCTTTAATCTCTTTTTCTCCTTACCTTCTAATTTAGAAAGAAGACCAATATCTGCCTTTTCAAGTGTTTTCTTTTTATCTGGCATAAATAAGAAAGGGTCAAGGTCTTTAGTCCAATC